GTATCTACCAAGCAAGAACGAGACAAAACCTGTCTCCTGCCCATTGGCATCGACGCCGACGACAACATCTGGATCATGGACGACGTTGAATGGGGCCGATGGCCGTCAGACGTGGTTGTCGAGAAGATGCTTGGTCTCATGCAGCGATATAAGCCCCTCGCATGGTGGGCCGAGCGAGGCCACATCTCCAAGTCGATCGGGCCATTCCTCCGCAAAAGGCAGCACGAGGAAGGCATCTACGCGATGATGGAAGAGATTGTGCCGATCAACGACAAGATGACGCGCGCACAATCTATCGCGGCTCGCATGGCGATGGGGAAGGTCTACATCCCCACCTATGCGCCTTGGTATATGGAAGCCTACAACGAGATGCTGCAATTCCCGTATGGCGGGCACGACGATTTCTGCGACGCGATCGCCCTCATCGGTATGGGCCTTGCGAAGCAGGTGCGCCCGACGATGGCGCGTCCGACAAAGAAAACGCCGGCGCGCGGCACATTTGGTTGGATCAAAGAACAATCGCGCCGCGCTGAAATGCAGCGGCAAGTTAAGAATGGGGGTTGGTGATGGTTGACGGCGAACTCATGGATGAGGGTCCGATCCCGTCCGAAGAAACCCCTGAGAAGATGATGGATCGCGAGACGCCTGATCCCTCTCAGTCCCGCAAGGCCCTTGTCACCGCCATGTCCAGCATGGTGCGCGAGGCGAAACTGCATTGGGATAAAGTCTTTCGCCAGATGGAGAAGGATCAGCGTTTCTGTGCCGGCAAGCAGTGGCCGAGTGAGACGAAGGCGTCCTATTTCAATGACGCCGAAGAGGATCGCTACGTTGCGAACATCACGCTGCGCCATGTGCAGCAGAAGGTGGCATCCCTTTACGCGAAAAATCCGAAGGCGATCGCGCGCCGGCGCAAGCGACTGCTGACGACCGTCTGGGACGGCAACATGCAGACGCTGCAGGCCGCACAGGCTCTCATCCAAAATGCGATGATGTCGCAGCAGCAGGCGATGATGCCGCCACAGATCGACCCGGCCACGGGTATGCCGGCGCCGCCTCCCCCGCCCGTTGATCCGGTGGCTGTGCAGCAGGCGCAGACGCTTATTCAGGACGCGCAGCAGGCGAAGCAGCAACTCGATCAGGAGAAGAAGATCGCCGAGACGCTGCAGCTTCTCTACGAATATGAGATCGACAGCCAGCAGCAGCCCTTCAAGTCGATGATGAAGCTGGTGCTGCGTCGATCGGCGACTGCTGGTGTTGGTTGGATCAAGATCGGCTTCCAGCGCGTCATGGGTAAGTCGCCCGACTACGACACGCACCTCGCCGATCTTGAGCAGCGCCTGTCGATTGTCGAACGCATTTCTGCGGATATAGCGGACGGCGAAACGCAGGAAGACAGCGCAGAGGCCGAGCAGCTTCGTCTGGCGATGGCCGACCTCATGCGCGAGCAGGAGATCGTTCTTCGCGAAGGCCTGCAGCTTTCCTACCCCAAGAGCACGGCGATCATCCCCGACCCGCGCTGCGTGCAGCTACGCGATTTTCTGGGCTGCGATTGGGTTGCCGAAGAGTATCTCCTCTCGGTCAACGAGATCAAAGAGACTTACGGCGTGGATGTGGGCACGAACTACACGGCCTATTCGCGCACCGATGTCGGCACCGCTTACGAGAGCGCACGCGCGTCTTGGCAGCAGGGCGGCGACACGGCGAACATCTCAAAGGGCGACAGCGACACGGCCCTTGTGTGGGAGGTCTACAACAAGCGCGACGGCATGGTTTATGTCATCTGCGACGGCTACATCGATTTCCTGCAGGAGCCGGCGGCGCCCGACGCTTGGATCGAGCGCTTCTATCCTTGGTTCGCCGTCATGTTCAACGAGACGGACGGACAGGTTTTCCCGCCATCGGATATTCAACTCCTAAAGCCCATGCAGTTGGAATTGAACAGAACGCGGCAGGGCATGCGCGAGCATCGCTTCGCGAACCGCCCGAAGCTGGCGTATGCCGAGGGCATGCTGTCTGCGGAGGATTTGGACAGCCTGCGCAATCATCCAGTGAATGCGCTGATCTCGATCTCCGGCCTCGCGCAGGGGCAGAGCATCGACACGGTTGTGCAGCCGATCAAGGGCAATCCCTTCGACAATGCGCTTTATGAGGTCAATCCGATCTTCCAAGACATGATGCGCGCGGTTGGCGATCAGGAGGCGAACCTCGGCGGCAACAGCAACAGCACGGCCACTGAGACGCAGGTTGCGCAGCAGTCGCGTTCAGAGGCCCTTGGCAGCGCCGCTGACGATCTCGATGAGACCCTGACGCAGCTTGCTCGCGCCGCAGGTGAAATCCTCATCCTGAACGTCTCTGAAGAGACGGTGAAGGACATTGTCGGCCCCGGCGCCGTGTGGCCGCAGCTTACGAAGGCTGATGTCGCGAAGAACGTCTACCTCGAAATCGAGGCCGGCAGTTCTGGCGTGCCGGATCAGGCTCTCGCCGTGTCGAACTTTGAGAAGCTGGGTCCGATCCTCATGCAGATACCGGGCATCACGCCGATGTTCTTGGCGCAGGAGGCGATCAAGAGATTGGACGACAAACTGGACATCAACGAAGCCCTTTCCGAGGGCGCTCCGTCGATAATGATGCAGAACGCTGCGAAGCCCCTGCCGCCCGGTGGTGGCGCTTCTCCGGCGCAGGGCGCACAGGGTGGCGCGAACGCAGAGAAGCCGCCGACGCCGCAGTCTAGCGCCCCCGGCGCGAACACTGGAGCGCCGCCGCAAGGTCAGCCCTTACATTGAGGGTTTAATTCACATCTTTTTTCTGTTATTTACCCCCATGCCTGCGGATTTAACGATCCGCAGGCATACATAAGGAGCGCAGAGTGCAGAGCGACGAAGATTTCCAGAACGACAGCCCGCCGATCGAGAGCGTTGCTCCGACGACAGAGGCTACGGTCTCGCCCGACAATTCGGGTGATAGCAAAGGGGAGCAGCCCAAAGAGACGCTGTTCGACGCAATCCAAGAGGTCGTGAAAACGACGAGCGTGGATGGCGAAGACGCGACAGAGGGCAAGGAGGAGCCTCCCGCCTCCGAAGACGCTGAAGAGACAGGTAAGGCAGCAGAGCCGGAAGAGACAAAAGAAGAGACTGACGAAGAGATCGCTGCTGATAAGGACGACGTGTCCCCGAAAGCCGGCAAGCGAATTCGACGCCTATTGAAGGACAGGACTGAACTGCGCAACGAGGTTGCACAGCTTCGGGCGCCTGCCGAGATAGGCTCGCAACTGGAGAATTTCACAAAGACGCACGATCTTTCGGGCGACGATGTGGTCAATGCACTGCACATAGCAGCGACGTTGCGTAGGGGCGATATGCGCGCCTTCTACGAGATGGTCTCTCCCTATGTGCGACACGCGCAAGAGTATCTCGGCGTTGTGCTGCCTGACGACCTGCAATCGCTGGTTGCGCAGGGGCAGATGACTGAGAACGTGGCGCGGGAATTCGCCAAAACCCGTTTCGACCAGCAGAGAGCAGCGGTCGAGAACCAGCGCATGAACGATCTCGGTCAGAGATATGTCACGCAAGAGGTTCAGGGCAATGTTGCTAGGGCAGTGTCTGATTTTGAGAACCAGCTTGCTGCGAGCGATCCTGACTACAAAGGCAAAAAAGCCGGGTTTGTGCAGCGTGAAGCAGCAGCGATCCTGCAAGAGCAATTTGGTGGGCAAGTAAAGTCTATTGAGGAAGCACTCACGGTTGTGAGGACGGCCTACAGTAACGTGAACGCTCAACTTAAAAAGATGGCTCCTGCACCGAAAGCAACTGCGCGCACGCCAAGCGCATCCCTATCCCAAACACCAGCAACACGCACCGCTCCGAAATCACTCATGGAGGCGGTCGTCGCGGGCCTGCATGGCTCTCGCGCTGGTTAGTCTGAGGATTTAACGTCCTCGGAATTGCAGGAATAAGACAATGGCGTTTACAGCAGGTGAAATCACTAACATCTTCAACTCGTCGCTCGATTTCTTCTTTAATCGTGGCGACTACTTTCCGCAGACGCTTCAGGCGCGTCCGTTTCTCGATAAGATGGAACGCGGCAAGAAAGAATTTCCCGGCGGAAAATCTGACATCTCGCTGGCAATTCTCGGCGCGTATGGTGATGGCAGCGGCAACGATGTGCTGAAGGGTTACACTCACAACGACGTTGTGAAATTCATGACCCCGGCCAACATGAAGCGCGCTGCGTATCCTTGGCGCGAAACACATATTGGTCTGACTTTCACCCACACTGAGGCGAAAATAGATGGCATCTCGATCACTGATGATCGTGATGCGATGTCTAATCATTCGCAGCGTGAACTGACGGTGCTTGTCAATCTGATCCAGACGAAGCTGGAAAGCCTCGCTGAACAGTATGCGCGCAGCATGAACACCATGCTGTATTCGGATGGCACTGCCGATCCGAAGGGCTTCGCTGGCCTGCAGTCAATCATCCTCGACAATCCTGCGGTCGGCACGACCGGCGGCATTGATCGCGTGACGACTGCGTTCTGGCGTAACCGCGCCCGCACTGCCGCCAGCGCTGCTGCTGGTGGTCTCGGTCCTTTGAAATTCAATGTGGCTGATGGCGGAAGCATCCTGCAGGCTCTTAGCTGGGAATATCGCCAGCTAATTCGTTACGGTGGAAAGCCGAACTTTGCTGTGTGCGGTTCTGACTTCCTCGACGCGATGGAGCGCGAGCGCCGCGCTAACGCGCTGTATAGCACGACTGGTGTTACCGGCTCTGATGATGTGTCAATCGGGGCAACAAAATATCTAAACACCACTTTTGTGTATGATCCGACGCTCGACGACATGAATATGTCGAAGCGCTGCTACTGGATCGACACGTCGAAAATCTTCCTGATGGCTATGCAGGGTGAATGGCGCAAGGACCATAATCCGACGCGCCCGGCGGATCAGTTCATCGTCTTCAAAAGTTTAACGTCAACCGGGCAGCTTGTTGCCTCTCAGCTTAATTCGTCCATCGTGATGGATATTGAATAATCTGGGGATTTGACGTTCGCGAAACCCGACGCTATCTTGTAGACTAGAAACTACTTGATAGCGTCGGAGACCAACAATGTTCGTCTGCAACAAATGTGGTGGTGAGTTTAGTGATGATTTACGCGCAAAATCATACAAGCAGTGCAAGCCTTGTCGGCAAGCATATCTGCTTGAATGGCGTGCGCGTAACCCTCAGAAAGTCAAAGATGGGTGCGCTAAGTGGCGGGCTGAAAACCGTGACTACGACCTGCACAAGCAGGCTGAACGGCGTGCTGACCCAGCCTTTCGACAGAGAGCGAGGGAACGGTCCCGTGCTTGGTATCAAGAAAACAGGGACCGGGCCTTGGAGTGGGCGCGGGCTAACTTGGTGCGGCAGCGGCCCCTTAAGGCTGCTAGGCATCGTGAGCGCTTCACGTCTGATCCAGAGTATCGTGAAAAACACCGCGCAAATACCCGCACTACCCGTGCGCGGCGTCGTGCGGCAGAGGCTGCAGGTTTGGCTTCGTATTTCACCGCTGAACTCAAGGCCATCTACGCCAACTGCCCAGATGGATATGAGGTCGATCACATATTTCCGTTGCTTGGGGAGAATGCTTCGGGGCTGCACGTTCCTTGGAATTTGCAGTATCTGCCAAAGCGCGCGAACCGCAGCAAAGGTAATAAAATTCTCTCCACCGCCGTCTGCACTCCGGCAGTGGAGAGATAGAGGCTCCCGCTCTG